CATTGGCATCTATGCTTACATGGGACGAGAGTGGGAACTTAGCTATCGACTAGGGATGCGTCCCTGGATCTTCGTTGCTTACTCTGCTCCAGTCGCTGCAGCTACTGCAGTGTTCCTTATCTACCCCTTCGGTCAAGGATCTTTCTCTGATGCAATGCCACTCGGTATCTCCGGCACGTTTAATTACATGCTGGTCTTCCAAGCTGAACACAATATTCTCATGCACCCGTTCCATATGTTGGGAGTTGCTGGTGTATTTGGGGGTAGCCTGTTTAGTGCTATGCACGGTAGCCTTGTCACGTCTTCTCTTGTTCGGGAAACGACTGAGGACATGTCTCAAAACTATGGCTATAAGTTTGGACAAGAAGAAGAAACGTATAACATTGTAGCGGCTCATGGCTACTTCGGACGACTTATTTTCCAGTACGCATCCTTTAACAATAGCCGTAGCCTTCACTTTTTTCTGGCTGCTTGGCCTGTTGTCGGTATTTGGTTTGCTGCTCTGGGTGTGTCTACAATGGCTTTTAATCTTAACGGTTTCAATTTTAACCAGTCCCTACTGGATAGTCAGGGGCGTGTTGTGCGTACTTGGGCTGACATCCTTAACCAAGCTAACCTTGGATTTGAAGTCATGCACGAGCGTAATGCGCACAACTTTCCGCTAGACCTCGCTGCTGCAGACGTAACTCCTGTTGCTCTTACTGCACCTGCTGTAGGCTAATCTCCGTCCGTTCATCCCCTATAAAGGGACGCATGAAGCTTGATCATGGAACGGGGGTCAAGCACTTGGAGATTAACAATGGCTATTAAAGTCACCTACAAGTATCGCGGCGTTTCTTACACTAAAATGGTAGTCCGTTAAAGCGGCATTGGGAGGTGCAAACCCTCCCTTACCTATTGGCATTGGCCTCTACGGAGATACCCTTTGCCGTCTAGACGGTGGGATAGACCACAAAAATAAAACAAAAAATTTCCAAACGTTTGGGAGCAAGTCTATTACTCTTACTCCTTAAAAATGGCACAACAGAATTCCAATGAGCCTCTTGCTGATCTTACGCAACTAGGCGCATCTAACTTTGGCTCGGACACCCGCGCCCTGTATCTCAAGCTTTTTAGCGGCGAGATGTTCAAAGGCTTCCAGCAGAACACGATCGCTCGTGATCTGGTTATGAAGCGGACTCTCCGTAATGGTAAGTCCATGCAGTTCATCTACACCGGTCGTACCAAGGCGGAATATCATACGCCTGGCAACAGCATCCTCGGTAACTCCGACGGTGCACCTCCGGTGGCTGAGAAGACCATCACCGTTGACGACCTGCTGATCAGCTCGGCATTCGTCTACGAGCTGGATGAAGTTCTCGCTCATTACGACCTGCGTAGCGAAATCTCTCGCAAGATTGGTTATGCTCTCGCAGAAAAGTATGACCGTCTGATCTTCCGTGCGATCACCAACGGTGCTCGTAACGCTTCTCCTGTGTCTGCCTCTGGCTTCGTTGAGCCTGGCGGTACTCAGATCCGCGTCGGCTCTAACGCTGAGTTCTCTGACGCTTATGATGACGCTGCTCTGGTGGCTGCATTCTATGATGCTGCTGCTGCTCTTGATGAGAAGGGCGTGTCCCAAGATGGTCGTTGCGCTGTCCTGACCCCTCGTCAGTACTACGCTCTGCTTCAAGGTATCAACAGCAACATCCTGATCAACCGTGACGTTCAGGGTACCGCCCTGCAGTCCGGTAAGGGTCTGATGAGCATTGCTGGTATTGAAATCTTCAAGTCTACCAACATTCCTTTCTTCAGCAACTACGGTACCAAGTTCGGTACCTCCGGTGGTACTACCGATACCGGTGTTGCTTCTCCTGGTAACCTGGGTAGCTTCATTGATTCCGCTATGGAAGACGAAGCAGCCGTTGCCGCCGGTTCCATCGGTGCTCACAACGAGTACGGTGTTGGTACCGAGTTTGCTAACAGCTGTGGTCTGATCTTCCAGCGCGAAGCTGCTGGTTGTGTTGAGGCTATTGGTCCTCAAGTTCAAGTCACCAGCGGTGACACCTCCATTATCTACCAGGGTGATGTGATCGTCGGTAAGCTCGCCATGGGCGCTGATTACCTGAACCCCGCTGCTTGCGTTGAACTGTTTGCTGGTACTGCTACCAAGCCTGCCGCATTCGCCTGATTTATTCTTGGTTATTACTGGGGGAGCTTCGGCTCCCCTTTTTTTTACTTTGTGATAGGTAACTATGCCCTTTCCTACTTATGCTGCGTCCACCGAACTGGATGCTGTAAATCAAATACTTAGCTCAGTGGGACAGGCTCCTGTCACCACACTAGATCTCCAGAACCCTGAAGTATCTATTGTACTCAACACCCTCCGGGAAATCAATAAGCAGGTCCAAGCTGAAGGATGGATCTTTAACACTGAACGTGAATATACCCTATCACCAAACAGTGAGACGAATGAGATTGCATATCCATTCAACATGCTTCAGATTGATACCAATCAACCTTATCACAAAAACAAGTATGATGTGGTGAGACGTGGTGCTAAACTGTATGATCGTTTGAACCATACCTTCACCTTCACAACTGACATCAAAGCAGATGTAGTGTGGTACTTTGATTTCACTGACGTTCCACCTGCAATTCAAGCTTATATTACTGCCCGAGCAGCTCGGATGTGTGCTACCAAAATGGTTGGCGACCGAGAGCTGAACGGTCTTCTTCAAGAACAAGAACTTCAAACACGAGCTGCTGCTATTGAATACGATTGTAATCAAGGCGACTATTCTATGTTTGGATTTAGTGATGGAAGAAATTATTACAATAGCTATCAACCTTTCCAAGCATTGATGCGATGAGTACTGTAACCCAAAGGATTCCCAACTTCCTCTTAGGCATTTCACAACAACCTGATAACCGTAAGTTTCCTGGACAACTGCGGGATTGTGTTAATGCTTTTCCAGACTATGCACTTGGTCTACTCAAGCGCCCAGGCGGACAATTCCAAGCTGATCTTGAAGGCGCTACTCCTGATGGTAAGTGGTTTTCAATCCTTAGGGATCCGCAGGAAAAATACGTCGCTCAATATGATGACAACGTATTCCGTGTGTGGGACCTGACTGATGGTTCCCCACGTGTTGTTGATATGGGAGATGATACAGGTGTTCCAGGTACCTGTAACCTGACTAATTATCAAACTGATCTGGATGCTTACAACACTGCTGTTGATACGACTGCTACTCGGTTAGCTGAGCTTCATGCTGCTCAAGCTGATTACGCTGAGGTATTGGCAGGTCAAGATGCTACTCAACAGGCATTGTTTGAAGTACAGTATGAGTATGATAATCCAGGTGAAATTGAACAGACTGTTAAATCAGGTATTCTTCTTCGAGCTACTGGCGTTTACATTGTAAAGAACAACAATACTGTTGTTGGTACTGCTACGACTCTGCCTGCTAACTATGCTCTTGGCACTGAGTTTACTGATGAGTACCCTCTGATTGCTTCTCAAGGTTATCGTGTCTACCAAGCTATTCTGACTGTAGCTGCTACCCATGATGCAACAGATCTGAGTAATGCTCAGACTGCCATGGACACGGCTCAGACCAACTACGACAATGCTGTAACTGCAGAAGCCACTGCTCTAACTAACCTTAACGCGGAGATTAGTAACTGTGCTATTACTGCGATTCCTGCTGATGGTTATCTCAACGGTGCTACTGCTGATGACATTGAAGTTCTCACCCTGAACGATTACACCTTTGTTTTGAATAAAGCAAAGACTGTGGCAATGGAAACTACTACCACTGCTGCACGTCCTAACGAAGCTTTCTTTGTTACGAAGGTTATTGGTCAAGGTCATTACAAGATCTTTTTGGATGGGACTGAACGGGCTAGTGTCAATGGACCTAGTGATGCTGATGCGCTGATAGCTGCGTTTGTAACTGCCATTGATGGTCAAACGTTTGGTACTACCACCTTCACTGCTACTGCAGTTGGTCCTGGTATGTACATCACTGCTGATGCAGCATTTACTATTACTGCTGTAGGCGGTCCTGGTGAAGACTCTGTATTCACTTTTACTGAGTCAGTCTCTAACGTTGCTGATTTGCCTTTGCAATGTCACGACGGTTACAAGGTGAAGGTTGTCAACAGTGTTGATATTGACGCTGATGACATGTACGTTGAGTTTGTTGCTGATGATGGTGCAACCAATGGTCCAGGTGTTTGGGAAGAATCAAATGCTTGGGGCATTACTTTTCAATTAGATCCTCTTACTCTTCCTCACCAGTTGGTACGCAACGCCGATGGTTCCTTTACCTTTGGTCCTATCACTTGGGAAGATCGTAACATTGGTGATCTTGAAACTAACCCTGATCCTAGTTTTGTTGGTACAACAATCAACAACCTGTTCTTCTATCGTAACCGCTTAGGATTTCTTTCTAACGAAGCAGTTATTCTTAGTAAAGCTGGTGATTACTTCAACTTCTTTGCTACTACTGCTTTGACTGTAAGCGATGATGATCCTATTGATGTCAACGCTTCATCGGTTAAACCAGTTAACCTGCGCTATGTGAGACCTAGCAGTGCTGGTCTTGTGCTGTTTAGTGATACTGAGCAGTTCCTGATTGCTGGTAACGATGACATCCTGAGTCCTAAAACTGTTAGGATTACTGAGTTGTCAAGTTATGAGTGTGACAAAGATGTAGAGGCAGTTACTCTTGGTACTAGCCTTGCGTTTATTTCTAAGACTCCGTTGTACAGTCGTCTGTACGAAATCGGTAACATCAGCATTAATAACCCACCAGCAATGGTTGAGCAGACACAATACGTGCCTGAGTTGATGCCTAGTACTATTGACAGTATGATCGCATCCCCTGCATTGTCCCTTGTTTCAATGGGCACTGTTGATAGTAGTACTATTTATCAGTACCGTTTTGTTCAGCAAGGCGATCAGCGTGGTGCTAATACTTGGTATAAATGGGATTTAACTGGTACGTTGTTGGATCAATTCTTTGACATTAGTACCTACTACGCTGTTGTTGCCAATGGTAACGATGTGTATGTTCAATCTTATGATCTTACTCAATCTAGTGAAGAAGGTTACCTGACTCTACCTACTGGAGAAAAGACCGATGTTTGTCTCGATCTTTGGAACATTAACCCTTATCGAGAATATGACCCTGATGATGATGATTCAGACATCACTCGGGTTTATTTACCGTACAATGAAGTCAGTGGTGGTACGCTCGCTGTAGTGCTCTTAGGACGCTACATAGGCGCTTCTGATGCCCTTACTAGTGCATCGGTAGGCGCAGTACTTTATCCCACCGTAGAGGGGACTGCAGGTGCCTATTACGCTGATATTAACGGCGACTATCGTGGTCGTGACATGATCATTGGTTATACCTACAACATGGAGGTTGATCTGCCTAAGTTCTTTGTAACTGAAGTTCAGACTCAATCTGCTATCACTGACTTTACCTCTGATCTTATTATTCATCGTATCAAAGTGTCTACCGGCTTAAGCGGTCCTGTTAAGTATCAAATCAACATAACTGGTCGTCCTGAATGGAGTAATACCATTGAAGCTGTCCAGCCTTATGTGTATGATCTGAACAACGTTAACTTGTCTGCTGAGGCGATACACACGGTACCAATTTATCAACGTAACGAAAACCTTTCTATCAAGATTATTGGGGACTCGCCTTTGCCGGTGACTCTTCTTAGTTTGAACTGGGAAGGACGGTACAAGACCGGTTTCTATAGACGCGCCTAATGACTACATCCACCCGTGGTTTTACCTTTAAACCAGCTACCATTAACGACGTATTAGAACTTACCAGTCAGATGCTGGATAGGGGACTGCAGGACTTTGAACGAGTTGGGCAGCACCCTATCTTGCATTTAGCGTTGTACATCCATGAAGATGACTCTTATCTGATCTACGGACCTGATGGGAGTCTATACGGAGCTTATGGTGTATCTGAAGACAACATGGTTTGGATACAGATGACCAAACAAGTTCAAGCCAATCCACTGACAACAGTGCGATTTGGTAAAGCGTTAATGAAACACATTAACCGTCCTTATCTTTGGACTACTATTGATATAAAAAATACTGAACTAATTAACTTAGCTAGGTATTTAGGTTTTAAGGTACTACGGGTTTTCCCGGATGGACCTGACAATGTTTACTCTATAGAGATTGTACGATTATGGGATCAGTAAACCCTACAAGCGCAGCAGATTATCTTCAACCGAAACCTCCTGGTGGCGGTAGTGCCGGTCTATTTGCTAACCCAATTGGTCTTGCTCTTGCTGGTGGTCAGCTTGCCTTTGGCATTGCTAACATGATTCAGCAGGGTAAAGTCCGTGAACAACAGGCTTACAACCAAGCTTACAACACAGAATTTACCAACAAAATCAATCAGTTTAGAACTGAGCAACGCAACCAACAGATTGCAGCTGCTTTTAACGCTAAACTTGATTTCACTAAACAACAGATTGAGAATAACTATTTAGCTGCTCGGGCGTCTTGGACATCTGAACAAATGCGGCTAAATGATGTTTATGCTCGTGCTGCGTACAAGAGTCAGGCTATGCAGAAAATGCTGACTGAAGCTATGGGTTCTGTGGCTGCACGTGAAGTCTACGGAAAAAGTGCTAAGCGTGGTGCTATGATCTCTACTCTTGGTGCTTATGGGCGTAGCCGTGCTCAGCTGGTTGATCAGTTGATGGGCGAAAACGTCGCTTCCCAAATGCGTAGAGAGCGAGTACAACAACAGATGCAAGCTCAAAACAAACTGGCTATTGCTCAAACGGCAGTTCTACCTGCTTCTGCTTCGTTTAGTCCTACTCCCCATGCCACACCAATGGGTCCAGGCGGGTTCCAAACTGCAGCAAACGTCTTGGGTATTGGTATGCAAGCATTTGGTACTGGTCTCAGTGTAACTCCTAAAGGAATGAACTTCCTAGGTGTCCCAGGTCAAGCTAACTACGGTTAATTAAACAATGGCTGAATTTCAAGAGGAGAACCTATTTACAGGTGCTGCGCAGAGCCAAGGCTTTTCGCCCGATCAAGCACCTGATCTTTCTCCGTTCCTACGGGAAAACATGGATCAATATGATCGTAACTACGCTCAACTTAAATCACAGCAACAAGCTCAAAATGAAGCTGCCTTAAAAAAGCAGATTCAAACATATGAAGGTTTAGGTGTATTCTCACCTAAATTTATGGAGCTTGCTAAAAACCTGAGCGAAGCTTACATCACTAATCAAGCAGTTGAAGCTAACGCTAAAACTAGAAGCCTAGGTTTAGCCGGTGTTGACCCTCAAAAACAAGCAAACTTTAATGCTGGTATTGAGGTTATCAAACAAGAGAATGCTCAAGCTACAGAAATTGCTGGAGACATGTACAAAAACGGTGCGCCACCGGCAGCACTGGAGTACATTAAAAGTCTTCCTCAATATCAACGTTATGTAGGTATGCGTAACTATCTGGCTAACCGCCAGAAAGGTTACCAAAACTATGTGACTAAATTTTTAACTAGTACTTCTGTTGAACTTAACGGTCCTAACGGTAAGTTTACGCCAGATCAAATTGATGACGACCCTGTTCTGCTAGGCATTGCTCTTGATGCTGCAGCACGGATGTATGACCTTGAGACTGGTGTAGATAGTTTCAGTAAAGAAGCTCTGGTAGGTTACAACGATAACGTCATTAAAGTTCATGCAGACATTACTAATAAAGTAACAGAGCGTGGGCTTGTCAGACAGTCTGATGTTAGAGTTCAAACAGCAATTGATAGTTTTAGAGAAGACCTTGATATAAATGCCCTTGTTAGTGAAATTGCTTACACTTTAGGTCCTAAAGGTGTCCGCAGCTATGCAGATGCATTGGACATGGTTTATCAAGAGATTCTTCCGTCCTTGCGTAAATCTGGTGAGATTACTACTCAACAGTTCCGCTCTGCTATTGCACAGCCTGCAGCTAACGATCCTAAAGGTTCAGCTCATTCTAAATTCTATCGTAACCGTATCTTCGGTAAGAATGGTACGTGGGATAAAATCAATGACGTTGATAATGCGGAGTACACAGAAAAACAGAATGAGCGGAAACGTATCATTGCTGCTGATAAAGAAGACTTCTGGAATCAGGTTGCTGAACTAGATGCTCAAGGCATTACTCTTACCCAAGATCAGCTTGATGCACGCCGTAAAACTGTAATGCAATCGACGGGTATTAACGACCCATCTGCTTTTGCTTTTTACGATGACTACAAAACTCGTGAAGAGATTGATGTTGAACAAGCAAAAGAAAAGCTTGATTACATCCGTTCTGTAAACGGACGCGGTTATCTTATTGCAGAAGACTTGGAAGGTCTACCGCAAAGCGTTGTCACTACTTACGGTCAAGCAGTTCGTGACGATGCAGAGTACGCCAAGTTTGCTGGTGATTACGCTGTTCGTGGTAAAGCCCGTGTTACGTCACTGACTAACGATTTTTATAACAATCAATCCGGTCGTGATGAGAAGACTACGGATTGGAACAAGCGTTATGACCGTGCTTATGCTGATTACCTTGTTGAACGTCAACGTCTGCTGAGAACTCTTGGTGTAGAAAATCATGCTGATGCCCATGAAGGTGCACTGGCTAAGGTTGAAAAGAACTACAAAGATGGTGTTTACAAGACGTTGCCTGCTGCACCTGACCACAGTGCACGTGTTGAACAAATTGTCAACTATCGGACTCGTTTAAAGAAAGGTGAGAAGATCTTCCAACAACCTGATTTGTGGTCCGATCCTATCAAGAAAAACTTAGACGATTTTAACGCAGGGAGAGCGCAAAGCTATGATCCAATTTTTGATACCCTTGCTCTTAACCTCCCCGGTAAAACCGGTTGGGATCTTGCAAACGAACTCCACCGAACAATCAACGGAACTGACCTCAAAAAAACTGTAAAGCAGGAAGCTATCGAAGCACAAGGTCCGGCAGTTCAACGATTCATCCGTGGCTCTGGTGCTACACCTAATCGTATCCGCCGTGGACAGATTATGGATGATGCTCAAGGTAGTTTTAATCCACGCCCTGCTAAACCGATTGCAGAGTACGCTCCACAAGTAAGTTCTATTGTTATGGAAAGTGCTAGTGGACAGCCTGGTATGGATGTATACTTTGAAGACAAACAGTTCCCGGCAGTTCTAGGCGGTGTTGTTAAAGATGTCCGTTATCAAATCAATCCTGATGGATCTGGGTATGGTCATTTTGTTGTGGTTGAATCTAAAGACCCACAAACCGGGGAAACTGTAGACGTACTTTACTCACACTTTGATACTAAACCTAATTTTAGAGTTGGTCAACGGGTTGCCGCTGGTCAAGTTCTTGGTAAACAAGGTGGTAGCGGTAGCGTCCGTTCTGTAGATGGAACCATTGCTAGCATTGATTTCCTAGCACCTGCCCCTCGTGGTAGCAACAGTATGACCCCTTATCGTGGATTCAAAAATCTCCGTATGTACATTCAAAATCAACTTAAGGGAGGTAAATAATGGATCCCAATCTTGATAACATTGATTCTGATATTCAATCTGGTATTGAGTATCTAGAAGAACAAAAACGACTTAAGCAACAAGAACAAGTTGTTGATCCTGAAGCTGCCAAACCTGAAGCACCACAGCCTCAAAAGAAAGTTCCGTACAAACAATCTCAAGGCTACCTGAACGCACTCAAAGGTATTGAACCGACTGAAGCTGATCTTGCGCCGTATGCCATGATGGAACGGGCAGATATCAACAGCACTTGGATGAAAAATGCCCGTAAAGCAAAAGATCCTAGTCAGTATGATCTTACGGATAACACCTATGAGATGTTTGACGCTGTTAAAAGTGGTGTTGCTAAAACTTGGTCGGGTGTTCTTACTTTCCCAGAACGTGTCGTTGACATGGCTTCGGGTGCCTATGAACGTGAAGTAAAAGAAAAAGGTAAGTACACTCCTGACTTTGATCCCCTCAGTCTGTCTGAGTACGATCCTAAGATGAAAACTTGGTGGGGACCAATGTTAGCTAGCGGTGTCCATTTCTATGGACTTGGTAGAATGGTTTCCCGTTCTCCTGCTGGTAAACTACTTCCATCTCCTACTACTGTAAAAGGGGACGTAGTTATTGGTGCTATTGGTAGCGCAATCTCTGCTGAATCTCAGGAAGCTAGTATGACTCAACAGTTGTACGACAGTAAAATTACCCAAAAAATTCCGTGGGCTGGTGAGTTTCTGCAGGAACAAGTTGTTGGTAGGTTGCCGACTAGAACTACTCCTGAAGATCATCCTTTGATGAAGACGTTTAAAAACGTACTCGAAGGTATGGGATTTGATGCTGTTATTGGTCGAATCCTTGCTAGGTTTGATACTGCTGTAGAAAACCGTGGAACTCGGCTTGACGAGATGCGTCGGGCTAACATTGAGAATCAGAAGTTTGAAGCAGCTAAAGCAGAAAACGATGCGATTGAAGCTAATCTACCGCAGCAAACTGCTGATCTGCAGCAAGCTACTGAAGCGTTGAACGGTTTGGAAGCTCAGGCAAAAGGTATGCCTGATGGTCCTCAAAAAGATCAAGCACTTGCAGAGATTGAGAACCTCAAAGCTGATCTTCAAACCGAAGCTGAGATGCTTCAAACTGGTAAGTTCAGTGCTTACTCTAACCCTGACATGGCTGATCCGTGGCAAGGTGCTCCTAACTCTATGGCTAAGTCGCTTACTGATCAAGCTGATCAAACTAAGCGTCTGCATGAATCTTATCCTATTGATGGTGCAGGTTCTACTGACTCTATGTTTACGCCAGTTCAAGCCAATCGCATGGCAACTGAAGCTGGTATGCTAGAGAGTGAAATGATTGATCTCGCTAAACGGTATCTCAAAGAAAGTGACTTTGAAGCTATGACTGACTCTGCCCGAGCATTGGGTAAGAGTTTCAAAGAAGCTTATGGGTACTCATTTGAGCGACTGCAAACTGTTCTTGGTCGGGATAAAACTGCTGTTGATGCAGAAGACTTCTGGAAACCTTTCTTTGATGAAGCAGTTCAATATCCTAATGGCGCTAAGTCTTGGATGATTGAAAACGTTGTCATTGCTGATATGGTTAACGCTTCGCTGTTTAGTCAGCTGCGTGACCTTGGTCTGGCTAGCAAAGAACTTGCTGAGATTGCCGATCTTCGTGATGTTGATGGTCCATTTAAAACTATTGCTGATCGACTTGTTGTTGGTCTGACTAACGTTAAACGTTCACGACACATCTGGGGTACTCAAGGTCAAACTCTTCGTGGTAAATTGCTTGCCAATAAACCTGAAGGTAAAGCAGAACTAGCTGAAATTACCGAAGCTTTCCGTGCTGAATCAGAAGCTACCGTCAATATGATGATGAAGCTGGCTGAGAATGCCAAGGATATGGATACGGTTATGGCACTGGCTGATGTGTTTGCCAAATCCGACTCACCACAAAACTGGATGGACCTTGACGCATTTATGCGTAATCGTTTGACCAGTGGTGGTCTGAACCAAGAATCTGGTTACCTTGTTAAAGAGCTTGCTTCTATGCAAGTTAACAGTATGCTGAGTAGTGTCAAAACTCCTCAACGTGCTATTTTTGGTACCTTTAGTTCTGGTTTCTTCCGTAACGTTGCTCACACTGTTGGTGGTGTTGCACGGCTTGACACCGACACTGCTCGGGCTAATGCCGCTGCACTGAACGCTTATTTCCAAGCTATTCCTGAGGCTTGGTCGGTGTTTAAGAATAACCTTGGTAGCTATTGGGCTGGTGACGTTAAGACAATTCAAAGCCGGTTCCAGCAGTCTCGCCGTGTTGCTGATGATGATTGGGAAGCTCAACGGGCTTGGACCATGACTCGTGGTAATATGGGTGATCAGATTGCATTTGGTCTTGCTGATTGGACTCGTACTCTTAACGATCCTAGAAACATTCTTGGTCGGATTGCTACTGCATCTTCTGCTTCGTTGAGTGCTGGTGATGATGCCTTTAGGGTTATTATGGGTCGTGCTCGTGCCCGTGAACGCGCTATGCGTCAAGCACTTGATGACACTAAAGTAGGTAAAGCTACTGAGGTTAACGATAAGCTACTTCGTCAGTATGAAGATAACTTCTACAAAGAGTATCTTGATGACAAGGGTAACCTGAACTTTGAAAGTGACGCTTATCTGCAAACTGCTTTTGAAGAAGCTACACTGACTAAAGACCTGAGCGGGTTTGGTGCTGCTATTCAAAGGATGATGGAGTCTACTCCTTATACTGAACCGTTCTTTAGGTTTGCCCGTACCGGTATCAACGGTATGATGGTTAGCTACAAGAACACCCCGTTGTTGGGTATGCTCCATAAGGAATCTATTGACATTTTGCGTGCTAATGCCGATAATCTTGATAGTGTCCGTAAATACGGCATCAACACTGTTGAAGATTTAGACAACGCTAAAGCTTTGATTGCTGGACGCCAAGCTGTTGGTGGTACTTTGGTTACCATGGGAGGTTTGCACTACCTTAATGGTGGTCTGACTGGTGATGGTCCGTTGGATCCTCAAATCCGTAAGATCTGGGAATCGACTGGCTGGCAACCCCGTAGCATTAAAATTGGTAACGTTTGGATTAGTTACGAAAATTTTGAGCCTTTTAACAACATTCTTGCTGCTATTGCTAACACTGGTGACTCTATTCGCCTAATGGGACCGGAATGGGGAGCTAAGAGCTACGCTGAGATTGCTTTGGCTGTTGGTCAAGGTGCTATGAGTAAATCTTACCTGCAAGGTCTTGGTCAGTTTGCTGACCTGTTTACGACTGATTTCAGCCGTCAACAAAAAGTTCTTGCAAGTCTTGCTAATAACACTGTTCCGTTGGCTGGTCTGCGTGGTGATCTGGGTAAACTCATCAACCCTTACATGCGTGAGATCAATAACAGCTGGTGGGAGACTCTTCGTAACCGTAACCTGAGCAGTGAGCTGCTGTCTGGTGAGCCGCTGCCTATGAAGTTTGACGTGCTGAACGGTAAACCTGTTCGGGACTGGAACTTTATGGAGCGTATGTGGAACGCTACCAGTGCATTTAATGTTCGATTTGAGCAAAGCCCTGGACGTACTCTGCTGCACAACAGTAATTACGACATGGCTTTAGGTGTTACTCGGTCGTTTGATGGTCTAGACCTGTCTGACTATCCTCAGTTCCGTTCTTGGTTCCAAGAGGAAATGGGTAAACACCGTGTTAACGGTAAGAGCCTTGAAGATGAGCTGAACGAGCTGGCTGCACGTCCTGAAGTGCAGAACTCTGTTAAAATTATGTACAGAGACATTACTAATTTTGACAGATCTAAAGATCCTATGCAGGCTTACATGCACAACACTTTGATCAATGATCGTGTTGAAAGGTGGCGTGATGCTGCTTGGGCAGCTGTTCGCCGTAAGCATCCTGAAGTCGAAGTTCTGTATCAAACTCGTCAAGAGCGTGAACGTAATACTTATCAGACTTTCCAAGAAACTACCAAGTTTCTACGTTAATCCACCCATTCCCATAACTACTTAGCGTAATGGCTGTAAATCCCGAAAATTACTTTACTGGGGATGGTTCTACAACCTCCTACAACCTTACATTTGAATACATTGATGAGACCGACGTTAAGGTAACACTTGATGGCGTCGTTACAACTGCATACTCCTTTGCCAACGCTACAACGATTCTGTTCGACACTGCTCCTGGCAATGATGTTGAAATTAGAATCTATCGGGACACGAATGTTGATGAACTGAAGAGCACGTTCTTTGCGGGCTCTTCTATTCGTGCTCAAGATCTGAACAAGAACTTTGAGCAGAACAACTTTGCTGTTCAAGAAATCAAAGCATACACTTGGGACAACGAAACCGATACCATCCATAGCGATGAAACGTGGGTAAGCTCTGATACTCAGATTGCTACCACCGCTGCTATGGATGCGCGGTTCCAAGACGAAGCTACGGAAACCATCACTAGTGCGGAGACTTGGCCAGATAATGACGATACTATTGCCACGACTGCGGCAATTGATAACCGCATTGACACTGCTATTACTAATGATATTGGTACCGATGGCACTGGTATCACCGTAACGGATGATGGTGACGGTACGATCACTCTTGGTCTTGCTGATAATTCTATTGATTTTAGCAAAATTAAAGATGCTGATATTATCACCGAAACTGAGCAAGACGCTGGTTCTCCGTCTCCTGCTGATACCAATCTTTTCACTGCCTTAGGTGCCGCTCGCCGGTTTGACACCATTGTTTATCCAAGTGAAATATCCTCGTCTGAACCGTGGGAAATCGGTAAAACTTGGCTTCAAAATGACTCTGAAAAGACCGTTCGTATTTGGGACGGTTCTGCTTGGGTTGCTGTAGCTTCTGGTGGTGCTTTTACTACTCTTTCTAAAGTTGTCTACGTTGACTCTGTTAACGGTGATGATGACTTGGAAGGTCATCGTATTAGTAACCCTAAGCGTACTATTAAAGCTGCTATTGCGCAGATTAACGCTGAAACCGATGCAGATGGTGATGGCAGTGTTGTCATTGTTGCTCCTGGTGTTTATCAAGAAATTGCACCAATTGACATTCAAAAGAAGAATGTCTCTATTATTGGTCAAGCACTTCGTAGCTGTATTGTTCACCCCACTCCCGCTACCGAAGAAAACACTTTGTTCCGTTTGAACAGCGGTTCTTATATTGCTAACCTGACTCTTACTGGTGTTAAGGCTAGCGGTACCCGTGGTGGTAATAGTCTTGATACTGATTCTACTTACGGTCTGCCTACTAACCAAGGTTGGAACTTTGCGTTCTATCCTGGTGCAACTATTGTCAAATCTCCGTACATTGCTAACTGTACTAACTTCTCCGATAGTGAGATTGACAACAGTGATTTGGATGCCTTTAACCCTCGTGGTGGCATCGGTGGGGATGATGATTCTGCTCCTACTGGTGGTGGTATTCTTATTGATGGTTCTGTTGTTAGCAGCAGCAGTCCGTTGCGTTCTATGGTGTGCGACAGTTACACCCACGTTGGTCTTGATGGTCCTGGTATCTTCGTTACTAACAACGGTTACTGCCAAGCTACCAGTAGCTATGCATTCTTTACTCACTACCACATCAAAACGCTTAATGGTGGACAAGCTAACCTTGCTGCATCTACCTCTGACTTTGGTCGGTATGGTCTGATTGCTTCTGGTAAGAGTTCTACTAACATCTTTACTGCTGCTGCTGCAGCTCCTATTGATGACGCTGATCCTTTGTTGGATCGTGGTATTGCAGGAGCAACTAAGTTTACTATTGGTGCACCATCAGCTCATAGCAGCTGGTACGGTACTGCTACTCGCCCTCAGTCGAACATGCTTGTTCAGATTGGTGGTAATGCTAACGGTACTGGTGGAACTATTTATCCGATTATTAGTGCAACTGCTAATGGATCTGGATGGGATGTTGAAATCTCTAACCCTGATCCCGACAACTACAGCCGTAACCTTGGTTTAGCGAGTACTGTTACTAGTGGTACTACCATCCGCTTCTTCCTACGTTCCATGATCGCTTCTAGCGGTCACACGATGGAGTACGTCGGCTCTGGTACTGATTATAGTGCATTGCCTGAGAACGGTGGTCTGCCTGTTGAAGCCAATGAAATCGTCGAATTGAATGACGGTAAGGTTTGGGCAGCTACTACTAACCATCAAGGTAAGTTTACTGTTGGACCTACCTTTAACGTTGATCAAGTTACTGGTTACGTTAACATTGAATCAGGTGCAATCGGTATTGAGAAGCTGATTGAAGATCTTGATCTTAATAGCTACACGTTGTCGGATAGTACCGGTGATGTGACTATTGACGATCAGATGGACATGAACACCCATAAGATCGTTAACGTTGTTGATCCGACAAGTGCTCAAGACGCTGCTACCAAGAACTATGTAGATACCAGTTCTGCAAACACCAACTATGTTGCCGTTACTGGTGACACCATGTCTGGTGATTTGAACATGGGTTCTAATACCGTTACTGGTCTTGGTACTCCAAGTGCTGCCTCTGATGCTGCTACTAAAGCTTATGTAGACGTTAAGCTTGATAAGGCTGGCGATACAATGACTGGCGATCTTACGATGAACGCTCAGTCAGACATTAGGTTTGCAGATAGCGACAGTTCTAACTGGGTTGCTATTCAAGCTCCTGCAACAATTGGTACTAACTACACCCTGACTCTTCCCAATAGCACTGGTAATGCTGGTGAAGCATTGATTACTGATGCTAGTGGTAACTTGTCGTGGAGTTCTAATATTTCAACTGTTGTTGATCAACTTATCGAAGGTGATACTAAAGTTGAAGCTGTAGACACTGGCTCTAACGGTGAAATTCAGTTTACAACTGATGGTGACCGTGCGATGACTATTGATAGTAGTCAGAACGTTGGTATTGGTACTGCGAGTCCTGATGCAAAGCTTGAAGTCGTAGAAAACAGTACAGGTTCAGTTGAGGTAGCCAGACTCCGAATTGAGGGGCAAACAAACAACCCAATGCTTCGTATTTTTGCGGACGAGGCAAATCAAACAGTGACCCTTGACACCTCTGGAAGTGTTGCTGGTACGGAACTGGTATTCAAGGAGGGCAACTCCGAAGCTATGCGCATCACCAGCTCTGGCAACGTCGGTATTGGTACGACGGGTCCTGCTTCTATATTACACGCAAGAGGCGGAAGTATTTCGACCCCATCTACAGCTAGCGCCTTTATTGCAAATGCAACGGCTAGATTAGTTGTTGATCATACCAATGAATATGGTGCGTATATCGGTTATGCAAATGGAACAACAGATGCTATTGCAATCCAATCAACTACCGCTGCTGGATCAGTAAGGCCGTTAGGGTTAAATCCCTACGGGGGCAACGTCGGGATTGGTACGACGAGTCAAGTTGCAGCTGACGTAAAACTTGAAGTTAAAGATGGCATCTTTGCTGTAACTAACTCAAGTGGTGGTGACGCTCGGATTTTTCTTGGTTCAAGCACTTCACCGGGACATTCCAAAGGGCAGATCAGATATTCTCTTGCTGATGAATCGCTTGAGTTCTACTCAAATTCATCCGAGCAAATGCGCATCGACTCCTCAGGCAACGTTGGGATTGGTACGTCGAGTCCTGCATCCGATGCACAGCTGACATTGGATAACGGTGGCTCGGGAGATGTTGCAATCTCTCTTCGCAGAAGCGGCAGCGCTCAAGGTGATGTAGCCATTACAAACACAGGCAGCAACCTTACTTTTAAAACGGGATCATCCGACACAGTAGCTGGACTTACCGAACGCGTCCGAATAGACGGCTCTGGCAACGTCGGTATTGGTACGTCGAGTCCCAGTTCGAAGTTGCATAGCGTCGGAACAACCATTCTCGGTACTGGTACCTGGCCAACGTCCACCGTCGGCTTGAGTGGTGCGCGGACGGCAATCCTTTCCTCAACTGAAAATCAAATCCTCATTATTGGCAACACCAATGCCACTGTTGGAGCTGATAAGGGAGCTGAAATTTACCTTGGGGCCAAGGCTACTACAAGCACTGAAAATCTTGCATTTGCGAAGATTGGAGGCTTCAAGTCAAATGCTACCTCTGGCAACAATGAGAGTTACCTTGCGTTTAGCACATCTAATTCAGTAGGAACATCTAGCGAAAAACTTCGCATCGACAGCTCGGGCAGAGTCGGTATTGGTACGATTAGTCCCATAGCCCCGCTAAATGTCAACTCTGGAGCCGTTGATCTAAATGCTGCTTTTGTTGGTACAGGTTCACCTTACATTCAAATTGACAACGGAACCAAAAAATACATCGCCCAAGTAATAGGCTCTGATTTCCGTATACAAGATCAATCGGCAAGCGCAGAACGTCTTCGCATCGACACCTCGGGTCGCCTCTTAGTTGGCACGTCTAGTGCGACTTATACAACAACGGCTGTCTTTGAAGGCAATAGCGCCAGTGGCACTGGGCAGGGTCAAATTTATTTAAACAAAGGCGATACCACTGTTGCGGCTGATACTTCGATAGGAATACTCAGATTTGGTGCGACAGGAGACCGTCGTGGTGCCGACATTAGAGGCATAGGGGATAGCACTTGGACCGCTGGTACTAGCCATCCAACTCGCCTTGCGTTTTATACCACTCCCGTCAGCTCGACTTCTCCGACGGAGCGGATGAGGATTGCAAGCACCGGTGCAATCGGTTTAAGCGGTGCAAACTACGGCAATAGCGGTCAAGTCCTAACTTCTAATGGCTCCGGTTCTGCTCCAAGCTGGCAAGATAAGGCTACTGTTAGCTCTGCAGTCAACACTAATACCGGTAGTTCTGTTGAATTTACTGGTTTAACAAATGTCAGTAAAATTATTATTAACTTTAATGAGGTAAGTGCTACATCTGCATCAAGTATTAAAGTTAAACTGGGTAACAGCACTGCATATCTAAGTACTAATTATCTCAGTACTTCTGTATCAGCAGGTGGTGGTACAGCAGATAATGCTACAGACAGTTTTGTTATAGATAGTGGTGGTGCTGCTTCTAATATGTCCGGTCAGATGACACTGTGTAAAATATACTCTTCTACAACATGGACTTCAACCCATTCGGTTCGTGTTAATAGCAGTAACACTAGAGACGGAGCTGGTATTGTTAATGTTACAACGGCTAATCCTGTTGACAGAGTTAAAATAAGTATTGATAGTGGTACTTTTGATGCTGGCTCTGTTAACATTATTTATTGGACCTAATTATGGATAAAATTGAAGTAAATGTTCAAACCGGAGAAATTATTGAAAGTGATTTTACTCCAGAAGAGCTTGCTGAACGTGAAGCTTACGCCAATAATGTGCTTCCTATTCGTCAGTTAGAACGCCTGCGTCAAGAACGTAATGTTCGTCTTGCAGAAACTGACTATCTTGCCCTTTCTGATGTAACTCTTACTGATGAAATGGCTGCGTATCGCCAAGCATTGCGCGATCTACCGGCAAACACTGCCGACCCTGCCAACCCTGTTTGGCCCGTTAAACCATCCTAATTTTATTTACTTAACAATGGCTACTACTTTTACTTGGAAAGTTGCAAACCTTGACCGCACCACTGCTGATGGCAAAGTGAACACTGTTCATTATACCGTTTCGGCTGAAGATGGTACCTATTCTTCGGGTGCCTACGGTTCTGCCGGTTTTGACGGTGAAGTGACTACCGCCTTTGCTGACCTGACTGAAGAAGTTGTGGTCGGTTGGGTCAAGGAACAATTCGGTGCTGAAAAGGTTGCCGAAATCGAAGCAGCACTTCAAGCTCAACTGGATGAGCAAGCTGCACCAACTAAGGCATCTGGTGTGCCTTGGTAGTAAACCCTTACTAACTTAGAACAATGATTGCACTTATCCGTCCCGTTCTTATGTCGTTTCTTAATAGCGACAAAGTGAAGCGCCTTGTTGTGGATCTTCTCCGCAAGTTGGCTGAGCAATCTGATAACACTGTTGATGACCAAGCCGTTGACTTCATCGAGCGTGGTCTTTTTGGGGATAAATAGTGGACTTGGGAGCACCACCGGTACTGCCGGTTCTAAGGCTCCCTGAGCCCCCTGTTTTACCCCGTCCGGTACTGGAGGTACCACGAGCTACTTTACCCTCCTACAAACCGCTTGTAGTGCCTCCTAACGACCTTCGACCGCCTCCGGGTGTGCAAGGTACGACACAATCGGATGAAGAACGGGAGGAGAAGCCAGCACCTAAGCCGGTAACTCCTCCTATTCCTAAGGTACCTGAAGTACCACAAATTCGTTACGTTGATATACCGGGTACAGATCTAACCGTACCTCTACCGAGTAACGAAATCTTAGCTACGGCTACAACGACAGCTACTGTCTCAGTTGCAGCCACCCTTACAGCTACTGCAGTCTTTAAAAAGACAGTTAGCGTTATTAAACCTATTATTAAGAAACTGCTAACAAAGAAAAATGCACAAAACCAAGAGCTTCCTGAATGAGTTCTTTAGTGAAATCGTTAAGGCACTTGTACTTGTGTGGAGTGCTGGTGTGCTGACAGCTTCCTACATGGGAATGCTGCAGAAGATGGATCCCACTTTTGTGGCATCGTTGCTCAGCGGTACACTAGCTTCCTACGGGATTTCTCGTATGGATACAAAGAAATCTACTACGGAACCACCTAAATGAAGAAACTACTTCTATTGGCAATGCTGTTTTCACCCGCAGTAGCAGCCGCACAGACTGTAACTCCTCAGTTTACTCAAGGTAGTATGCAGTCCACCACAAATACTACTCAAACCATCACTGAAACTATTCGTACGGAAGTGTATGGTGGAGATTATAAATCATGGTCTGGAACCAACGTTACACCCAGCGGGGCAATTGCCGACCCAGCCACAACCTTTACAGTGACCAACGCCGGGGAACAGTTTCAACTGGAAACCGTAGTGAGGTCAGCAGGAATCATCGAGACGATCGACACCGATCGAACCATCGACACAACTTCTGTTACTACCTCGCTGTCAGTCTTCTCTCAGTAGGACCGGCGTTCGCCAGTGAACCACAAGTTAACAACACAGCTAACCCGATAGCAGCAGCTACAGGTAACGTAACGAACCAAGCTGTTCAATTTCAGAACAACGGTGCTCCGAGTAGACAACAGTTTACTGGGGGTAATTCGTGTAACGGTACAACAATGACAGTTTCTCCGTTTTACATGGGGAACGATACGTTGCCTCAAGGCTACACCCGTAATAACAACTACGGTATGCAGCTCAACTTCTCCGTTCCTTTAGATGGAGGAATGATTGAGCAGTGTAAAGCTATTGCTAAACGGCACGAAGAGAAACTACGACTTGATTATGAGTTAGTAAGAGCTTTGAAGTGTACAGAGATCATGAAAGCAGGTTTTACTTTTAGACCTGGATCTCGTGTAGAGGTGCTGTGTCACGACATCGTACCTATTGTGTCTTTAACAAATGAAGAAAAAGGCTACTGAGGATCAGTTTAACGAGCTTCACAATCTCGTGACTAAAGAGTTCCTCAATCGTATTAAATCCGGTGAAGCCACCACACAAGACCTTAAGGCGGCGTGTGACTGGCTAGCCAAGAACGACATCAGCGGTGTTGCGTATGAAGGCAACCCGTTGGACAAACTAGCGACAGTCATGCCTAAGATCGACCCTGAAATGGTACAAAAGAGGCTATATGGCTCAAAAAACTTCTGATTACTACAAGTCAAACCCTGAGGCTGCTGCAAAGCGGCGGAAGCAACAGCGTAAGTACAACAAGACCAATAAAGGTTTAAAAATCCGTACTGCTGCTAACAAACTTAACAGAAAACTCGGTACTTATGGCAATAGTGACGGAAAAGATGCATCTCACACCGGTAAAAACACTGGTAAACTGGAGACACCTTCAAGCAACCGCCGTAGACCAAGAACTGGTAAGAAATACGCATGACACCGCTGTTGCCAACCCCTGATCACTACATTTACAACCTCATAACCATGACGAGTCCTGAAGCCAAACGGATGTGGCGTAGAGCCATTAAGGAACACTTCAACTGTCAATGCGTTTATTGTGGAGAACATTATGAATTACATGAACTTACTTTGGATCACGTTGTGCCTCGCTTTGTTGGGGGACAAACGATTACAAGAAACTTGGTTCCATCCTGCCGGAAATGTAATCAAGAGAAGGGGACTAGCAACTGGTTATCCTGGATGCGAGCTACGTTTGGCTGCAATCCGGGTAGAGAACAATTGATTTTATCACACATTAAGTAGATGGCTGAACAACTGTCTTGGGATGAATGGCGAGCTAAAGCCAAAAAAGCATATAAAAAAGGTGTTTACACTGCTAATGATATGGTACGAGATTGGGGATACCCTGAAGGGGTTGATCCGGTTGAATTTCGTATGATTTTTAGAAGCGGTGAGCCCGGTAAAAAAAGCCGTGAAGCTATTAACATTGGTAAGGCTAAAAGTAATAAAGGTAGAACAGTTAAAGAAACTTATTCTACTAACCTTGCTGGAGCTGCTCGTCGTGCCCAAGATAAGCAGTTTCAAACAGTACTTGATGAAGCTTCATTATTTGCATTAAATAATAAAGAACTGGCAACCATGATTGAACATGGTACAGCTCTTAATGTTTTTGATGTAGTGGATTCTCCTGATGCGTCGGGAGATCCTACTAATCGTTATTTGCAGCCTGTAACTGAAGGTATCAGTAAAACTGATGCTGAAAATTATCTAAAATCGCAAGGTTTAGAAAAAGATGTTGTAATTATGCAGGATGAGCAGACTGGTGGTCGCCGGTTTGTTCCTGCTAAAACAGCAAATACTTTTCAATTTGCAAGTGAACAAGGTCAACCTTTTACCAGCCTTGCTGATCTTAAAAAATTAGCTACTGGTTTTGCTGCTGGTGGTGCTGCAGCATTGTATGGCGGCATGGGCACGGCAGCAAGCGCAGCTGAAGTCGGTGTTCGCGGTCAAATTGCAGAACAAACTGGCAACCCTGTAGATCGTTTGCAACAAGGTATTGCTGGCGCTTCTTTGGCAGCTGATGTAGCTTCTTATGCACCGCCTTTGGCAGTTCCCGCCAGTATTGCGTCGGGTGCGTTAGATGTTACCAATGTTGGCATCGACACAATTAGAGGTTTAATGGATGAAGTATCCGGTTTGATCTCTAAAATAAATCGACCGTCTTTGCGGTTTAAAACTCCTGATCTACCTAACATTAAATGAGCAACGTACTAGAAGCCCTTCAGGGCGATTTTAAAGTATTTCTACAAGCCCTGTGGTCGCAACTAGACTTGCCCGAACCTACCAGAGCACAATATGCCATTGCAGATTACTTGCAACACGGTCCTAAGCGTCTACAAATTCAGGCGTTCCGTGGTGTCGGTAAAAGTTGGATTACTGGCGCTTTTGTGCTCTGGACACTTTTTAATAATCCAGAAAAAAAGATCATGATTATTTCCGCTTCTAAAGAGCGTGCAGATAACATGAGTATTTTTCTTCAGAAGCTTATCATCGAAACTCCGTGGTTAAAACATCTGCAACCAAAGAGTGATGACGCCCGTTGGAGCCGGATTAGCTTTGATGTTAACTGTGCTCCATCCCAGGCTCCGTCAGTTAAATCAGTTGGTATCACGGGTCAGCTTACGGGTTCACGTGCTGACTTGATGATTCTTGATGACGTAGAGGTGCCTGGTAACTCTATGACTGAAATGATGCGTGAGAAATTGTTGCAACTCTGTACGGAGGCTGAATCAATTCTTACGCCAAAAGAGGATAGCCGAATCATGTATCTCGGCACCCCTCAGACCACCTTTACCATTTATCGTAAACTTGCAGAACGTAACTACCGCCCCTTTGTTTGGCCTGCTCGTGTACCTCGCAAACTGGCAAACTACGAGGGACTTATCGCACCCCAACTCCAAGAGGATATCGACCAAGGTGCCGACCCCTGGAGTGTAACTGACCCCGACCGATTTAGCCATGATGATCTACTCGAACGTGAAGCGTCTATGGGACGCAGCAACTTCATGCTGCAGTTCATGCTTGACACAAGCCTCAGTGACGCTGAGAAATTCCCACTCAAGATGGCTGATCTTATCGTCACCAGTGTTAATCCTAAGTCCGCTCCTGATGATATCATCTGGTGCAGCGATCCGAGAAACGTACTCAAAGAACTTCCTACTGTCGGGTTACCTGGAGACTATTTCTACAGCCCAATGCAGATCCAAGGAGAGTGGGGAGACTATCAAGAGACAATTTGCAGCGTTGACCCGTCGGGTAGAGGAACTGATGAGACAGCGGCAGCTTATATCTCCCAGCGAAACGGTTACTTGTACTTGCATGAAGTGCGTGCTTACCGAGACGGCTACTCAGACAACACGCTCTTGGACATTCTCAAGGGGTGTAAGAAGTACAACGTTACAAAATTAGTTGTTGAAACTAACTTTGGTGATGGTCTTGTTGCAGAATTATTTAAAAAACACCTTGTACAAACCCAACAAGGTATCGACGTAGAAGAGGTGCGTGCTAATGTCCGTAAAGAAGAACGTATTATTGATGCCCTTGAGCCTATCCTTAATCAACACCGCCTTGTTGTTGATCGTTCTGTCATCGACTGGGACTACAACTCAAATAAAGACGACGCTCCAGAAAAACGTCTCCTCTATATGCTCTTCTATCAGATGAGCAGAATGTGTCGGGAGAAAGGTGCGGTTAGACATGATGACAGATTGGATGCACTTGCACAAGGTGTTAAATACTTCACCGATGCAATGAGTATCTCGGCACAAGAGGTAATAAAGCAGCGTAAACGGGAAGATTGGAACGACATGCTAGAAGCGTTCCTAGACGACCCACAAACCGCCGTAAACCACTTAGCTTTAGGGATGAATTTAGAACAAAGACGTAAAGCAAGAGGGTTTACAAAAGGTCAGTCACCGACTTGGATTTGACCGGTCCGTTATGTATACAGGAAGAAGGGTGGACTTCCTGTAGTGGGGAGACGTAAAACTCTCCCCCTTTACTACCGACAGAAACAAGACGACCAATTCTACTGACTCTTCTTACTGTTAATCCACCGACTGAATCAAAGACGCTTTTACTACTGTATGTCCACCTCCCACCACACCGTACAGCTGGTTCACCACACTAACAAAGGTGATGAGTTAGTAGCCTATATGGCACGTGTATCTAACCCCGATAATCAGAACAACACTAAGACAAGTGCTCGTCTGATTAGATACCTTATCGAACACCAACATTGGAGTCCGTTTGAGATGGTAAACATGTGCGTAGAGATCGAGACTACTCGTTCTATTGCTGCCCAAATACTTAGGCACCGTAGCTTTAGTTTCCAAGAGTTTAGCCAGCGTTATGCCGACGCTACACTGCTTGGTACCGGCGTTATGCCGGAGCTACGCCTGCAAGACACCAAGAATAGGCAGAATAGCATTGAGGTAGAAGAACAAGACCCGTTCCTCCAACGCTCCATACAAGACCTTTACAAGCATTCTGAGCAAGTCTATAAGCAACTGCTTAAAGCCGGTGTTGCAAAGGAGTGTGCACGTGATGTCCTTCCCCTTTCACAACCTACTCGTATGTACATGAACGGTACATTGCGGTCGTGGTTGCATTACTGTCAGCTTCGGTGTGCAAACGGTACGCAAAAAGAGCATAAACTGATTGCGGATCAGTGTAAACAGCTCATTGCTGTGTGTTACCCGCAGGTTTATGCAGCTAACTGGGCGTAAACCGTAGATTTTTAACAAAAATTTCTGAAGTCTTATACTACGTGTGGGCACGGACGCTTCCCCCCGTGGGGGTACCCGTGTCGCGTGCAGGGATGCACCGGTCCCCGCCCGTGCTCGCCCGTAGTAACCCGCGCAACACCGGCGCTACGCCGCGCATCACCGCACGCAACCGGCTGGAACCGGCTCAACACTGCTCCAAACCGGCTGGTGCTGCTGCACTTCTGCCGATCTGTGGCGACACATTAGGACATTTGATAGGACAGATAAGCATCGCTGATAACCACTGCACTGCAATGGATCTGATCCGGTATTGTGCCAGTATTCCAAAGTGTCCACCACCATTGAGCCGCTTCGAGCTGCTACCATGACATGAGATGACTGATTGAAGGTCTTGATCTCGACTCTCCCTGTTAAGGGGGAGGAGAGTCTCGATCTTCAACCATCAGTCACTCCCACCGAACCTCGACAACTTCATAAGCAGCTCGTTACAGTGGTGGCGACCAACCCCGTGGGTTCCTGGGGTGAGAGCTGGTAGACACATCAAGCGGCGAGGCACAGCCGCTATACAAGTATGCTCATGCCACCAGCTGCACGGTGCACCGGCGCCCTGCCCGTTCGAGTCGGGCTGTATGCTATTGCTGCTCCACAAGGATGCAGCTCCCTGTTCACTTACCATTCACAACATGTTCTTCCCTGTCACTCGTCGTACCTCTGACGCTGTTGCTCAACTGCTCGTCAGCCCTGTGCTTGGCGTTGTGCTCGTTGAGTTCGCCAACGGCTACAGCTACGAGTACACCAACGTTAGCCGCCGTGCTATCGCTAACCTGCTGCTCAATCCTAACATGAGTCTTGGGTTCTGGGTTAACCAGAACTGCGTTGCTCCTAAGCGTACTGCTTGCCTCAGCCTCGCCTGATGTAGGTTACACTGAGGGGATACGTCCCCTCTCTGTAGCCCACAAGCTACACTTGTTCACTCGTTACATATACATGACTGCAACCGTCACCGCATCTGCCCAAGCTCGCTACGAGCAGTGGTACGACAGCAAGGACGCAGACACTCAGGCTCTCATCGACGAGATCCACGAGTCCACCTCGTTTATCATTGACGAGGATGAGTATGATGCATTTATCCACGAGCTTGACGCTGACCTAAGCATCACCACTGCTGAGCAGTTCTGTGATGCATTCTTTGGTGAGCATGAAGGCGTTGGTGATCACGTCACCACTGCATTCACTGAGCAACTCATCGACGATTGCTACTCTCACGAGATCGAGTCAATGCCTAGCTTCCTGCAAAACGCTATTGACTACGAGCTTGTGTGGTATCAGTCCATGCGTTATGACTACTACGATCTGGAGTTCAAGGGTAACACCTACTTCTTCAATCGTAACGTCTGAGGTAGCTCGCTAGCTCGCTTGATAGTTACACTTAGGCATCGCTACTTAGCGTTGCTTTTCTGTAGCTCTCATGCTACGTGTCCTTTACACACAACAACATGAACGTCTACGTTGTCACTCACCGCTACCCGTACTCTGATACGGATTGTGTATCCGTGTATCAGAACATGGACGCAGTGATGCACAAGATGGAGATCATTCGTCTTCACGGTATGGATGAACTCGAAGAGATTAAGATCGAGTGCACTGAAGTTATCGACGAAGATACTGCACTTGAACGTCTCAACAATGTCCGCAAGTACAAAGAAAAGAATGACTGATATGGAATACCAAGTTCTCTACACCAATGGGCGTGATGTCTCCGCCTGTGAATACGTGACTGCTCGCTCAGTCATGGAGGCATGGAGCAAGGGTGCTGCCCGTGCTCAAGGACGTGAGCGTGTGCTCAACGTTTACCCTCTCAACCTGCAAACTTACAAGGAGTTCTGATGATCAGCAACACATGCTACGACCTGATCAACATCTCAACAGATTTGATTAACTACTGGACTCGTGTCTTGCACAACAAAACATTGCTCCAGTATGTTGACCCACTGCATGAGTACAAGGAGAATCACATTGACCTGTACCGCTACATTGCGTGGGCAGAAGACTACAATCAATCCGAAGAAAACTACTGATGCCTGAAACTAACATCATCCTCGCAGTTATCGGCTGCGTTGGTCTACTCTCTACCCTTGCTGTGTACTCTCGTGCCAACAATGCTAACACCCGTTATGAACGCCGACTCCTACGACAGCGACACGTTGTCGATGTTGCACATGGCGATGAGTGATAGTATGCGTTGCCTTGATTTACCTTGGCAATCTACTATTAACAAGACCGACCAAGGGTATGACCGTTGGTTGGCAATGTACCTATCCTACGTTGACATTCTGAATGACTAGATCTCGTGAATGGCTGCTACTTAACGCAGTCGAAGCCTGGCTACACCACTATCGCACACCCAACACACCTACGGTTGAGCAGTATAAACAACTGCAATCCGAGTTACATGATGCGTACATGCAATCATTGAGCAAGGACGCACCACCTGAACCTAAACCTATCACCAAACGGAGGACTACTCGTGGCAAAGTTCAAGATGCCAAGTGATATTCTTGTGGGTCAATACCTACAGTTCATTGCTCTCACTCTTGCAGCTGCTATCGCTGCACTCTATACATGTGGTTACATGTTAGGTGAGTGGGTACACAACACCAACCAATTTCTTAGCAAGGACGTACACCAATGGTTCACAATCATCCGCCAAAACTGTATGAAGTCACGCTACGTTCAGGCACTATCTCTCTATTAGCGCCCGATTCTGAGTCAGCCGCATGGATGGCTCTAGAATTGTCCCATGAACGTAACGATGAACTTGTAGATGTGAGGTTAGCTGATGAGTGGTAAGCGTGAGTACTTTCCCAACAACTGGCAAGAGTTCAAGGACGCACCTGATGAGGTTTTCCAACAACACTCCTTTGAGGAGGTCATGGACTGGAAGGTAGCAGGTTGGGAGCTGCCTGGTTCTGTTGCTTGTATCATCCGTGTGCACAATGCAGATGGTAAGATCAAAGAGCATGTGTACCAACGTGAGCACGCTGCTCAAGAGAAGGTACGCAAACTTATGAAAACACCGCACATTGAGTTTACAGTGTGCAACCATGATTCAATCAACCACATTATCATGGGACCTTTTGAGGACGAACTTAACGATGACTGAAACCACCCTTCAACGCCGCACTGCTCAACTCATCTCTGAGATTGAGCTGCACCCTGATCGTGAAGAGCTGTTGCAAATTATGCAAGAACAGCTGCTTGAAGATTATCTTGATGAACCCTGTATTGTTATTGAATAGCCTATGCCCACACCCGCACAGATATCTGAGCAAGTCGAACTTGAGCGCGAACAGATTCGGCAAGGACTCAAGCAACTGCGCGACAACACACGCAACCTAGAGGAGAAGGACTACGCTAGTGCATCCGTGTACGGTGTAGCGTCTATTCAAACACTGATCCCTCTTGTTGTTAATCGGATCTTATCTACTACCAATCGCATCAACGAAGGTAAGATTGGCGTAGCATTCCGTGAGATCAGACATTACCTTGCAGATGTAGAACCTGAGGTAGCAGCAGCTATCGCCAGTAAGGTCACGTTTGACAAGGTATTCTCTCCTACTCCATCACAATCTAAGGTACAGAACGTAGCTGATGCTATAGGCTCAGCACTTGAGAACGAGTGTATGATGCGCCATTATGAGCGCACTGTACCTGGATTACTGCAAACCCTCAAGGATAACTATTGGCACAAGTCAATAGGTACACATCAAAAGGTCAAGGTTATCTCCACCTTGATGAATCGATATGATGTACAGCATTGGCAGACATGGGGACGTGCTAACCGTGTGAAGCTAGGCGGTTGGCTGCTTGACTGTATTTGTGAGGCGACCAACTGGTTCACACGTGACATGCGTCAGGAAGGACGCAAGCGACAAAACTATGTGATCCCGACCCCTGAGTTCCTGGAGATCAAAGACGAGGTTGTGCACACAGCTGAGGTATTCAGCCCGATGACCTGGCCAATGCTTATCCCTCCTAATGACTGGTCACACACTGAATCCGGTGGGTACCTGCTCAACGAGGTGATGCGTGGTCATGACATGGTACGCAGGGGCGGTCCGTCATGTATACAGGGAGAAACACCCATCAAGTTTCTGAACAAGATTCAGAAGGTTGCCTACCGTATTAACCCGTTTATCGTAGAGGTAGCGGAAGAGTTAGAACGTAGGCAGATTGAGGTGGGTAAGTTTGTCCCTATCATTGAGATGCCCCTACCGCCTAAGCCAGTAGACATAGCAGAGAACAAAGATTCTCGAAAAGACTACAGGCGGAAAGCAGCAGAGGTAATGAACATCAATGCACAAGCATTCCAACGTTCTTGTAGAACAAGGATGACATTGAATGCAGTGAAGGTGTTTAAGGATAGAGATAAGTTCTACATCCCGTGGTCGTTTGATTACAGGGGTCGTGCTTATCCTATTCCTGCATTCCTCACACCGCAAGATACAGACTTTGGTAAGTCTCTGCTCAAGTTTCATGATGAAGCGTTTGTAGATGAATACGCCTGTGATTGGTTAGCTTTCCAGGTCGCTACAACGTACGGTCTAGATAAGGCGACCATGGCTGAGAGATTGGCATGGACGCTAGACAATCATCAACTCATCACAATCATCGCTCAGGATCCGCTCGGTAACCTGCATGAATGGGAGGGTGTCGATGA